ACAGTTCGCACTTGACCTGCCGAAGTTCATAAATCAGTCAAGCAAGGAAAAAGCTTCAACTCTGCTGAAAATAATCGGCGTGGGCGATACGCTCTATCAGTTGGAACACAAGGAACATTCACTCTATGACCAGCGTACCGCTATCGGCAGGATAGCTGACCAGAAGTCTAAGTTTGCAAAGGAAATGCCTGTGTACGCAAACGTTCCTTCCGAGCCTGTTTCGGCTTCGGAGCTTATCAGACAGCAGCAGGATATACTTGCTCACAACGGTGAAAATCAGCGTAAACGTGATCAGAAAGAATACTACGAAAAGCAGTTGGATCTTGCTAAGTCCGCCTATGAACGTGCAAAAGCAAGCTATGAAGCGGCAGTGAACAACTTCAAGCTCGCAAGCCTTGACGCACAAGACCTTGTGGACGAAAGCACAGCGGAGCTTGAAAAGAATATCTCGGATATCGAGGAGCTGAACAAGAAGATAAGAGCAAACCTCGACAGGGAAAAAGCTGAGATAGACGCTGAGGACTACCGTTCACAGTATACATATCTCACTGAGCAGATAGAGGACGTAAGGCAGGCTAAAACTGATCTGCTCAAAAATGCCGACCTGCCCCTTGAGGGGCTTTCAGTTGAGGACGGAGAGTTGCTGTATAACGGGCATAAGTGGGACAGTATAAGCGGAGCAGAACAGCTTATCGTCGCTACCTCTATCGTGAGAAAGCTCAACCCTGACTGCGGTTTCGTACTTTTGGACAAGCTTGAACAAATGGATACCGACACCCTTGATGACTTCGGCAAGTGGCTTGAAGAACAGGGCTTGCAGGCGATTGCCACAAGAGTTTCTACAGGTGACGAATGCAGTATCATTATTGAGGACGGCAGGTCAATGGACAACGATAAGGACGAAAAATCAGAAACGAAAACTTGGAAAGCAGGTGCATTTTAATGTATGAGATAACATCAGGAGTTGTAAGCTCCGCACAAAAAGTCGTGATATATGGTCCTGAGGGCATAGGCAAATCCACTTTTGCGGCTCAGTTCCCCGACCCTGTATTTATTGATACTGAGGGCAGTACAAAGAAGCTGAACATCAGACGTTTTCCTAAGCCAACAAGCTGGGAAATGCTCAAAAATGAGGTAAAGGAAGCTATGAACGGCAGGCTCTGCAAGACCCTTGTCATTGATACATTTGATTGGGCTGAACAGCTTTGCATTGAAACGATCTGCTCGGCACATCAGAAGAAAGGCATTGAAGATTTCGGCTACGGCAACGGCTATGTTTACGAGAAAGAGGAGATAGGCAAGTTCCTCAATCTCTTGCAGGAGGTAGTTGACAGCGGTATCAACGTTGTGCTTACGGCTCACGCTCAGATGAGAAAGTTTGAACAGCCTGACGAGCTGGGCGCTTATGACCGTTGGGAGTTAAAGCTCGGCAAGAAAACTTCTTCTCAGATATCGCCTCTTGTGAAAGAATGGGCAGATATGGTGCTGTTTGCAAACTACAAAACATATGCAGTAGCTGTGGATAAGGACGGCAAGAAGTTCAAGGCTCAGGGCGGTGACCGTGTTATGTACACCACACATCACCCTTGCTGGGACGCTAAAAATCGTGACGGACTTCCGTCTGAAATGCCTTTTGAGTATAGTGGTATAGCTCACCTGTTTGCGTATACACAGCCTGCTGAAATGCCTAAGCCTGTGCCGATGCCAAGACGTGTGCAAGAGCAGCTTGCACAGCCGAAAGCAGCACCGCAGCCACCTCATAAGACATCAAACGCAGTGACATTGCAGCAGGCTCAGCCGACAGCTGCACCAAAGGCAGAAGAACCTCTTACTGATCTCAGCGGCTTTGAGGACGTTGCACCACCTATCGTTATCCCTGAGGGCATACCGAAAGCACTTGCGGACCTTATGAGAGCCAACAACGTAAGCGAATCGGATATACGTCTTGTGGTATCTCAGAGAAACTATTTCCCTTATGATACTCCTATCACAAACTATCCTGACGACTTTGTGCAGGGCTGTCTGATAGGTGCTTGGGAGCAAATGCTGCCGCTTATTAGAGAAAATCAGAAAGTACCATTTTAAAAGGAGGACAACACTATGGATAATTTTATGGAATACGGCTGGGAAGATGAGATAGTCAACGAGGGTGGGGACTTTGTCCTGCTCCCTGAGGGGGACTATGACTTCACCGTTGCAAAGTATGAACGTGCAAGACACGAGGGGTCGGCAAAAGTGCCGCCCTGCAATATGGCAAAGGTCACATTCACCATATGGGGAGCTGAGGACAGCGTGGAGATAACAGAGAACTTCTTCCTCTGCAACAAGTTTGAGTGGAAGCTCTCAGCACTTTTCTTGGCACTGGGACTTAAAAAGCACGGTGAACCGCTGAAAATGAACTGGAACGCTATCACAGGCAAAAAGGGCAAGTGTCACGTCTACGTTGACAACTACAAGAACAAGGACGGTGAGGATAGGCAGTCCAACAAGATAAAGAAGCTCTATGCCTATGACGAGAATGTGACTACCGTTCAGCCTGCTCAGATGCAGACACCACAGTATAGTCAGCCTGCTCAGACAGGCGGCTGGAAAGCCGGTGCATTCTGATGATGAATTTAAGACCATATCAAAACGAGGCTAAGCTTGCTATACTCGAACAATGGTCTGAGGGAATAAACAAGGTCCTTGCAGTTCTGCCGACAGGAACGGGAAAGACAATACTTTTCTCGGCTGTTACGGAAGAATGTGTGCGGCAGGGTAAGCGTGTGCTTATCCTAGCCCACAGGGGCGAGTTGCTTGACCAGGCGGCAGACAAGCTTATGAAGTCAACAGGGCTTGGCTGTGCCACCGAGAAAGCAGAGCAAAGCTGTTTAGGCTCTTGGTATCGTGTAGTAGTAGGCTCAGTTCAGACCCTTATGCGTGAGAAAAGGCTCAAAGGCTTTTCGGAAAATTACTTTGATACCATAATAATTGACGAGGCTCATCACGCTATCTCAGACGGCTATCAGAGAGTGCTTGACCATTTTCCTGAAGCTCAGGTACTCGGGGTGACGGCTACACCTGACAGGGGCGATATGAAGAACTTAGGCTCGGTGTTTGACAGCCTTGCATATGAATACACCCTGCCGCAGGCTATCAAAGAGGGCTATCTTTCACCTATCAAGGCTATCACCATACCGCTGAAACTTGACCTTTCAGGAGTATCAACTCAGGCAGGAGATTTCAAGGCAAGTGATATCGACACGGCACTTGACCCTTATCTTTATCAGATAGCTGATGAAATGCTCAAATACTGTAAGAAACGCAAGACAGTTGTGTTCCTGCCGCTTGTCAAGACCTCTCAGAAGTTCCGTGATATCCTTATCAGCAAAGGGTTCAACGCCGCTGAGGTCAACGGAGAAAGCACAAACAGAGCGGAGATATTAGAAGCTTTCGACAAGGGCGAATACAACGTGCTGTGCAACTCAATGCTCCTCACAGAGGGGTGGGACTGCCCGTCAGTTGACTGCGTTATCGTGCTAAGACCAACAAAAGTGCGTGGACTTTACTGTCAAATGGTAGGCAGAGGCACAAGACTTTGCGAGGGAAAGACAGAACTTTTACTGCTTGACTTTCTGTGGCACACAGAACGCCACGAGCTTTGCAGACCTGCACACCTTATCTGTCAGAATGAAGAGGTCGCTGAGAAAATGACCGAAAATCTTGCCAATGAGGCAGGCTGTGCAGTAGATATCGAAGAGGCAGAAAAACAGGCAAGCGAGGATGTTGTGGCACAGCGTGAAGAGTCTTTGGCAAAGCAGCTCAAAGAAATGAAAACACGCAAGCGAAAGCTCGTTGACCCTTTGCAGTATGAAATGTCAATACAGGCTGAGGACTTGTCCTCTTACGTTCCTGCTTTTGGCTGGGAGTGTGCTCCTGCTACTGACAAGCAGAAAGCAAAGCTTGAAAAGCTGGGCATTTTCCCTGACGATATAGACAACGCAGGCAAGGCAAAGCTTATCCTTGACCGCCTTGAAAAGCGCCGCAATGCAGGACTTACCACGCCTAAGCAGATAAGGCTGCTGGAAAGCAAGGGTTTTGAACACGTTGGCTCTTGGAGCTTTGACAGTGCAAGCAAGATGATAGCTCGTATCTCTGCCAATGGTTGGAGAGTGCCGAGAGATATCGACCCGAAAACATACACACCTGAGAACTAAGGAGAAGTGAATGGATAACACAAATTTGCTTAAAATGCTTGAATACATAGACCCTGCAAGCTGTGATTATCAGGAATGGGTCAACGTGGGAATGGCTCTCAAGCACGAGGGCTATTCCGTGAACGACTGGGACAGTTGGTCGAGGTCAGACAGCCGTTATCACAGCGGTGAGTGTGAACACAAGTGGCAAGGCTTTAACGGCAATGCTCAGCCCGTGACCGCAGGAACTATCGTGCAAATGGCAAAGGAGAGAGGATACAGCCCCCATGAGTTTCAGGCATACGATTGGGACGGCGAGATAGTCGCAGAGGAAGGCGGCCCTCTTGTAAACGGCGGCGAGGGCATACCGATCACCGAGCCTGCAAACTGGGACCCTGTCAAGGAGATAGTCACATATCTTGAAACACTCTTTGAGGCAGGAGAGAACGTGGGCTATGTTACGCAAACGTGGGAAACAGAAAAGGACGGCAAGACCAGGTATCTGCCCACAAAGGGCTGCTGTGACAGGACGGCAGGGGAACTTATCAAGAGGCTTGGCGAATGTAACGGCGACATTGGTGCGGTGTTTGGCGACTACAAGGAAGAAGCCGGAGCGTGGATCCGCTTCAATCCTCTTGACGGCAAGGGCGTAAAGAACGAGAATGTAACAGACTACCGCTATGCTCTTGTTGAAAGCGACAGTATGCCTATAGAACAGCAGAATGCTGTGATGAGAGAGCTTGAACTTCCTATCGCTGTGCTTGTATACAGCGGTGGAAAGAGCGTTCACGCTATCGTCAAGATAGACGCTCCCAACTATGATGAATACCGCAGGCGTGTTGATTTTCTTTACAAGGTCTGCAAGGAAAGCGGTCTTGACATAGATAAACAAAACCGAAACCCTTCACGTCTTAGCCGTATGCCAGGCGTAATGAGAAACGGCAAGAAACAGTTCATCATTGACAAGAACATAGGCAAAGAAAGCTTTTTGGAATGGAAAGATTACATAGAGAGTATCAATGATGATCTCCCCGACCCTGAGAGCCTGAGTGCTGAGTGGGACAACCTGCCTGAGCTTGCACCGCCACTTATTGACGGCGTTCTCAGACAGGGTCACAAAATGCTCATTGCAGGTCCGTCAAAGGCAGGCAAGTCTTATGCACTTATCGAGATGTGCGTGGCGATAGCTGAGGGTGTCAAGTGGTTTGGCTGGCAATGCACCAAAGGCAAAATACTATACGTCAACCTGGAGCTTGACAGAGCATCTTGTCTGCACCGTTTCAAGGACGTGTACACCGCAATGCACCTAGAGCCTGAAAACCTCAACAGCATAGACATATGGAACTTGCGAGGTCACAGCGTACCAATGGACAAGCTTGCACCAAAGCTTATACGCCGAGCAAGCAAGAAGAATTACATTGCCGTGATAATAGACCCTATCTACAAGGTCATAACAGGTGATGAGAACTCAGCAGACCAAATGGCGCACTTTTGCAACCAGTTTGACAAGGTATGCACAGAGCTTGGATGTGCGGTCATATACTGCCACCACCACTCAAAGGGAGCGCAGGGCGGTAAGCGTTCAATGGACAGAGCCAGCGGTTCAGGAGTATTCGCCCGTGACCCTGACGCACTTCTTGACCTTTCAGAGCTTGACATCTCAGACAGCCTTTACAAGCAGCAGGAGGACGAAACTGTTTGCCGTATCTGTGAGAACTGGATGAGGAGATTTTACAGAAATACTGATGATCTTTGTTCACAGGACGATCTTGTTACGCCATCAAAAATGCTTGAGATAACGCACAAGTACCTGCACCCGAACTCATACAAGCTTATGATGGCCGACATAGACAAGGCTAAGCTTGCAGTAAGAAACCGCACTGCATGGCGTATAGAGGGTACTCTAAGAGAGTTCCCGAAATTTGCTCCCCTCGATATGTGGTTTGACTATCCTGTTCACAGAGAGGATACTGTGGGCGTGCTTAAAGACTGCGAGGTAGAGGACATCACACCGAATTGGAAGAAGAATTTCAGCAAGAAGAAGACCAATGAAGACCGCAGCAAGGAGCGCAAGGAGAGCATTGAAACAGCTTTCAGCGGTGTGCAGGAGAACGGCAAGTGCCGCATTTCTGAGCTGGCGGAGTACATAGGAAAGAGCGAAAAAACCGTTGGAAGATACCTCAAAGAGCATGGTGGCTTTTGGATAGAAGAGGGAGAATGCGGCTTAAAAGCTCAGTAGACAGACAAGACAAAATCGAATTTTTGAACTTTAGACAGACAGGAAAAAATCGAAAAGTGTCAGGGACAAAATCGAACTTTTTTTCTTGTCAGACAATATCGAAAATTACCGAGTTTGTCGGACGGACAGACAAATCTATTATTATAAACAATACTTTTTGTCGGGGGCTTGAAACTGCCCCGACGAAAAAGTAATCAGAATAATGACGCACGAGAGGAGCACACGCAGATGAAAGCAACAAGAAGTAAGGCAAGGCAAGACGTTGTTAATGCAGCTAAGAAAATGCCACCGCTTTTTCATAAGCTGCCTAATGAAGATTTCGACTATCGAAAATCACGCACGCTTTGGTGGCTCGTGAAACAGCCGCAGGTACTCAAATACATTTGGGATATGGTCAAACAGTCGGGAGCATTGGTGTATGATGACAAGTCACACAAGTGGCACGGAGTAGATTTCAAATGCGAGGAGGAAGATGATGACTGAATTTTTTATGGCGATGATACCGCCGACGGCTACGGCGCAGGAGCACAAGGTGGCAGTAAGAAACGGCAAGCCGATATTTTATGACCCACCCGATGTCAAGGCGGCAAAAGAAAAGCTCACGGCAAACCTAGCAAGGCACAGACCGCCTGAAAAATACATCTGTGGGATAAGGTTGGTAACAAAGTGGCTGTTTCCTAATGACGGCAAACACAAGAACGGAGAGTACAAGATCAGCAAGCCTGACACAGACAACCTGCAGAAGATGTTCAAGGACTGCATGACACTATGCGGCTTTTGGACTGACGACCAGCTTGTGGCAAGTGAGATATGCGAGAAGTTCTGGGCGGACATACCTGGCATTTATGTGAGGATAGAGGAACTATGACGATACACGAAGTAAAGAAAAGTCTCGGACGCAGGGTGAGCTACAACGGCTCTGATTGCTACGAACTGACAGGGTGCATTATCCGCAAGAGCAGTAAGACAGGTCAGTTCTTCTATCAGGCAGAGATCACTGACAAGACTTGTGGCAACACGTTGGTGTATTGTAGGCTGGAAGAGTTGAGGTGTGAGAATGAAACACACTGACCACACCCTCTGCTGGCACTGCCGCCACGCAGTGCCAGCAAAGGATAAGATAACAGGAGAATACCTCACAGGATGTGCATGGTCCATAGACCGCAGTCCGGTTGAGGGTTGGAGGACGTGTCAGCACAGAATATACGAGGCACAAAAGGGTGGCATGTTGCATTCGTATACTGTGACGGAGTGCCCGAGATTTGAGGAGGGGTAAAAGTGAAAAGCTATGAGGAGCGTACCAAAGACAATGAACAGAAGATAGCAGCTTTCCAAACTAAGCAGAAAATGCCGTATGAGTTCAAGGTCAAATACGCTGAGGTCAGAGTAAGGGAGTTCATTCGTGAATGTGACAAAAGAAATCTGAATACGCACATATCGGTAGGCGGACTTGACAGCATAACGCTTTTGAAATTTATACATGATTACTGTGGTTTCAGTTATGTTCCAGGTGTATCGGTATCTAGTCTTGAAGACAAATCTATTCAGCAGATACACGAGCAACTTGGAGTGATAAAGTTAAGCCCATACAAGTCAAAAATAGATATCATACGGGAATATGGTTTTCCTGTACTATCAAAAGAAACAGCCGCAAAAATAGAACTGCTTGCACACCCTACGGACAAGAACAAGACAGTTCGTCACGCTATCATAACGGGTGAAACGGGAGAGTATGGCGGTTTTCGCAAGCATACAAGAATGCAGCTTTCTCAGCGCTGGCTTGAACTGTTTGGCGGTTACGAGAATGAGAACGAGGGCGTTGACTACAAGATACCACCGTTCAAGGTATCATCACAATGCTGCTATTGGATGAAAGAAAAGCCGTGTGATGATTGGGCGAAGCAACACAAGAGCGTGCCGTTCTTAGGACTTATGGCAAGTGAGGGTGGCAGACGTGAAAAATCGCTAATGCTTAACGGCTGCAATTACTTTGGCAAAAGCACGATACGTTCAGCACCATTTGCCATATTTACAAGGCAGGACTTGCTACAACTTGCACTTGACCTGAATGTGCCTGTGCCTACAATCTATGGCGAGATAAAACGTGACTTTGACGGAAAGCTTTGCACAACAAAAGCTCAGCGTACAGGCTGTTCAATGTGCGGTTTCGGCATACATATGGAACAGCGCCCTCACCGATTTGACAGGCTTCGTGAAAGAAATGAAAAAGAGTGGGATTTCTGGATGAACAAGTGTTGTGAAGATGCTGACGGCACAAAGTACGGCTGGGGAAGAGTTCTTGACTATATCGGCGTTGAATGGCGTGACAAAGTATTCGATATGAAAAATAACCAGCTTAGCTTGTTGGATATTGAGGAGGGATAGCCTATGGAAAGAAACGACCCAATGACCATGTCACGCCTGAAAGCCTACCGCAGGAACGCCTCAGCCATTGAGGACATCAAGGCAGAGCTTTCAGGCAAGTACGTTGCCGACAGTATCAGCGTATGCACTCCGCCGTCCTACACACCACACAGCACACGCATAGACGGCTTTCTGCCAAGCGGTGATACACTTTCACTGCTGTGCGAGCAGGCTCGACTAGAGCGTGAGCAGAGGGCTGTGGAGGAGTTTATCAATGGGATAGAGGACTATCAGACACGGCGAATGTTCGTGCTGAAATTCATCAAGGGTAAGACGTACTTGCAGATAGCTATGCAGGTTAGTGGTGGAAGAATGTCAGAGAGCGGAGTGCGAATGAAAATCCAAAGATATTTGCAAGAAAAGTGAAAATTGTGCGGTTTGTGCGTTTTAGGTGTGCTATAATTTAAACTGAGGATAGTGTAAATACTATCTGACTTTCATAAAGATCCTCCAATAATTTTTACCCACGGAGCGTATGCTCCGTATGTTCCGCAAAGTCAGAGTGGGTGCAATTCCCACACGGAACTCCAAGCCTGTTATACAGTTCGTAGACCGAGAACGTAAAATATCGGTATCGTATAACTTTAAAACCTGCACACTTTGGCTGTGCGTCGTCGGGTGGAATAGCCGAGGTTTCGTTTTTTGATGCCAAGTTTTTCATCTACCATAAGAGGAAAAACAGCGTATGCAGGCTCAGAGGGCTATACTTAAAGCTTGCACCAGAGTCGGCGTGCTTCCGACAGAAAATAAATGCACTCCTTGAATTTTACATTGCCAATGCCTGCTCGTAAGGGTGGGCGTTCGGGCAGGGTCTGAAAGCCGTATCCCCATACTGCGGCTTTCGATTTGCAGGTCGAGAGCGAGCCACCGCTCAGACCTGCTCCACCATTTTACATACTCTTTAAATATATTCACGAAGGCGGCTGCATTTTGCGGTCGCTTTTGCGTTAAGAAGGTGACCTTATGCCAATACCAAGACCAGACCGAAGCGGTTCACACCAACAGCAGTTCCGTATCAACAAGAAGAAGATATACGCTACACAAACAGTCTGCGGTATCTGCGGTAAGCCTGTTGATTTTTCGCTGAAATATCCGCACCCACTGTCAGCTTGCATAGATCATATCATACCCATTGCAAAAGGCGGTCATCCTTCGGATATTTCAAACTTGCAGTTGGCACATTGGTGTTGTAATCGCCAGAAATCTGACAAATTGGTGGAAAAACAGGTGTTTGACCAGTCTCTTGACCTGATTTCCAACCGAATTTTACCACAATGCTACGATTGGAAGAATTTTTAACAAATTATTGACAATATGGGGGGAAAGCCCCTTGAAAGCCGATAGCAGTACATTCACCGCCGCACTGCTTATATTTCTCGCAGGATTGAAATAATTGGAAAGGATATACAAGATGAGCGAATACAAAGGCATGGCATATTTGAAGAAGAAGCTTTCCTTAAAGGCTTCAAGGGTCAATGTGCGCTATGACTACTATCACATGAAGAACGGCCTTGCTGACATGGGCAAAATGATACCGCCAAGCTATAACTGGATACGTCCTGTGCTAGGCTGGTGTGCAAAATCTGTTGATACCCTTGCGGACAGAATAGTATTTGACAGTTTCGAAGACAACACTTTCTACGTCAACGAGATATTTGACAACAATAATCGTGACGTGTTCTTTGATTCTGCCATTCTCTCAGCGTTGGTATCCTCTTGTTGTTTTGTGTATATCTCAGCTGATGAAACAGGCTATCCACGCTTGCAGGTCATTGACGGCAGTAACGCTACTGGCATTATCGACCCTATCACAAATATGCTCCGTGAGGGCTATGCAGTGCTTGACAGGGATAACAATTTCAACCCCACTATCGAAGCCTACTTCACAGCCGAACAGACAGAGATATATCGCAGAGGCTATGATGTTGAGATCTATGACAATCCTGCACCTTACCCTCTGCTTGTGCCTATCATATACCGCCCTGACGCCGTTCGTCCTTTCGGTCACAGCAGGATATCACGGGCGTGTATGGAGCTTGTACAAGAGGCTATGAGAACGCTCAGGCGGTCGGAAGTATCAGCCGAGTTTTACAGTTTCCCACAAAAATATATACTCGGCCTTTCAGATGATGCCGAGAAAATGGACAAATGGGGTGCAACAATGTCTTCTCTGCTGACTATCACCAAAGATGATGACGGCGGCAATCCTACTGTCGGACAGTTTCAGCAGCAGTCCATGTCACCATACTCTGAGCAGCTTAAATCTATAGCTTCGTTGTTCGCCGGAGAAACAGGGCTGACCCTTGATGACTTGGGCTTTGCGACATCCAATCCTGCCAGTTGTGAAGCGATCAGAGCGGCACACGAAAATCTCAGACTTACCGCACGCAAGGCGCAGAGAACGTTTGGCAGTGGTTTCCTTAACGTGGCTTATCTTGCCGCCTGCGTTCGTGATAACACGGCCTATATGCGCTATGCTTTCAGTGACATCAAACCGCAGTGGCTTCCCATTTTTGAACCTGATTCTGCGGCACTCTCGGGTGTGGGCGACGCTATCTTGAAGATAAATCAGGCTGTTCCTGACTATCTGGGTGCAAAGGGCATCCGCCAGCTCACGGGCATAGAGGGCGAAAACAATGGCTGATATCGGTGCAGAACTGCTTGAAAAAATTCGTGCCGAGTTTCAAAAATCGTGCAAGGCTGATAAATACATTCAATCGGTTTTAAAGAAAATAGAGGGCGGCACTGCGAAAATGGAAGAAGTCGCCCTGCTATCGAAACAGCTCGGATTTAGAGCCTCTCAGGCTATCGGTGCACACGTCAACGTAGCGGCCTTGCCTGACGGCAAAATGTACTACAACATCGCCGATACCATACTCACGGGCGTGTTGAAAGATAACTATGATATCATCAATTCTGCGGCAACAGAATGTCAGAAAGCCCTTGACAGCCAAGCAGGCATAAACATCACACCTCAGCAGGCTGAATTTCCTACTGAGCGTATACAGGCGGTAGTCAATGCGGCTTCTGTACCGGATATTGCAGAAGAAATAATGATACGGCGAATGACAGCTCCGGCGCAGAACATCACTGAGAGTTTTTACAACGATTATGTGCAAAAAAACGTGAAGCTTCGTTCTGATGCAGGACTGGACTGCTACATTATTCGCAACGATCACGGCGGCTGCTGTAAGTGGTGTTCAAAGCTTGCAGGTAAATATCACTATCCCGAAGATGTTCCAAAAGACGTTTACCGCAGGCATGATAACTGCGGCTGTACTGTTACATACCTCAACGGCAGAAATGCACAAGACGTGTGGAGCAAGACAAAGTGGAACGTCTCAGATGAAGAGCTTGAGCAGATGAAGAAAGCCGGTTCAAGACAGCCTGTGAGGCTTGACAAACGGGGTGGAAGTGGTATAATGAAGGAAAATAGCAGTATGGCTAAATTCATTCCTGCTGATACCATTGAAAATGCCAAGGAATATACACTAAAATTTGCCGACAAAGTTAATGTGAAAAATGTCAAAAATCTCAATTCACTTAATACGGTGAATGAAACATTAACTGACTTAACTGCAAAATACCCCGTTGATAAGTTACAAGATATAAATTGTTCGTCAACACTAAAAAAAGCAAACGCTCGAGCAAATGGTAGAGGATTGGATATAAGCACTAAATATCTTAACGAACCACCAGCAATGGTTACCGATTGGAAAACAAGGAATGAGAAATTTGCCAAGCTTATTCCTGAATATCAAGCAGCAATAAGCAGTGGCAAATATAGTGCTGCACAGGTCAGAAAATTAAAGAAAGACCTTGTTCAAATAGAAGAAGGCATAAAATATAGCCGGTGGAGTATGTCAAGTACATTCAGTGGCACAAATGCGGTAAAAGCAACAGTAGCACATGAATATGGGCACATTATTGCAGATCAATATTTCGGACAAATTAACAGAGGTCTGTATTGTAAAAATTATGGTGATCCAAGAAGTGTGAAAATAAAAAGCATGGTTGATGATGCTTTTCGCAAGGCAAAGCAGACAGGCGATATTTATAGCATTTCGCAGTATGCAAGCACGGACAGTCACGAGTTTTTTGCAGAATGTTTTTGTGCACATTACCACGGAGAAGAATTTCCTGATTATATTGAGCAAATGTTAAAGGAGGCATTGACAAAATGAAACAATGTAAAAATTGCATTTCTTATGATGCTGAAATGGAAGCACTTCGTCAAAGCGGCGATGATGTTATTATTGTCGGGCATGAAAATGACGAAGAAAAAAATTATTGTTTGACATATCCAGAGGGCATACCGTTAGAAATAGCCAAAGACAGGTGTGCTTGTGAATTAAAAATTTCTAAAGAAGATTTTAAAAACAATAATGCTTGACCGCTCCGCTATGGCGAGGCGGTATTTTTATACCCAAAAACAGAAAGGACGGATATTATGGCACTTGACCTAGGTACAATATGGCAGCTGTGTAGAGCCAAGAATGATATAAAGAACATCAGAATGGAAATTCAGAAGATAAAGGATAATGCTGATTATGCTGCGGCACTGATACGCTGTGAAAGGTCATTGAGTATAGTTTTATCCAATGCTGAAAAGGTCAAATCGACAAAGTAAATATCAAACCAAGCACCTTAACGGGTGCTTTTTTCGTACCTAAAAGGAGGTGTTGATAATGAGTGACAGTTCTTCAAAAATGGCATATCAAAAAACACTAAGAAAACTTTTTGGAAACAATGACGATAAGAAAGTGTTTATAATTAGCGGAAGTCCAGGTAGCGGTAAGAGCTATTATACCGAAAAACATAAAGGTGAAAACGATATTGTCTTTGACATGGACAAGATATGTTCTGCTATTGACGGAAAGGACGTTCATGACGATCACAGCAATATACTTGATATTGTTCTTAATTTGCGAAATACAATTTTTGATGATATCGCTGTGAGAAAAGGAACGTGGGGAAATGCTTTTATTATATCTTCATCTCCTGACGAAAAATATATAAGCGACTTGTCAAACAGGCTTGACGCTGAAATCGTTAAAATGCCTGCAACTTTAGACGAGTGCATAAGCAATCTATCAAATGACCCGACAAGAGCCAAAACTCTTGAAAGAGATATAAAGCTTGCACAAAGCTGGCACACAAAGCAAGGACAGGAGGTAATCCACTATTGAGGATAAGAGAGTCGGCAGGCAGACCCCCACCATATCGGTAGTGTTGCCGTATGAACAGACTAAAGGCAACGAGGCTATCGCAATGTACAACAAATCGGGGCGCACCGCACAGGAATGGCAGGAGCTAATGCTTTATGACATCATGGCGGTGGACGATGAGGGATTGTGGAAGCACATGAAGTTCGGCTGGTCGATACCAAGACGTAACGGCAAGTCGGAGCTGCTTATTATGCGTGCGATCTATGGCCTGCAAAATGGTGAACATGTGCTTTATACCGCCCACAGGACAACAACGTCACATTCGGCGTGGGAGAAGATCATCGACCTTATCACAAAAATGGGTTTTCTTGAAAAAGAGGACTTCAAGACCACAAAGCAGATGGGCTTGGAGCGTATACAATGGCTCAAAGGCGACGGACTTATCAATTTCCGTACACGTTCCAGCAAAGGCGGACTTGGCGAGGGCTATGACCTGCTTATCATAGACGAAGCACAGGAATACACCACAGACCAAGAAACAGCCCTAAAATATGTCGTCACAGACAGCCGAAATCCTCAAACATTGATGTGCGGAACACCTCCAACAATGGTGTCAGCCGGCACAGTTTTCACAAAATACCGGCAGAAGACGATATCGGGCAAAGGCGGCGATGACGGCTGGGCTGAATGGTCCGTGCCAAAGCTCACAAACGCACATGACCCTGAGCTGTGGTATCAAACGAATCCGTCTTTAGGCTCTATCCTCACGGAGCGTAAGATACGTTCAGAGCTTGGCGACCCGAAAGACGACCAAGTGGACGATAACATTCAGCGTTTAGGATTGTGGCTGACCTATAATCAGAAGTCGGCTATAAGCAAGGGCGAGTGGCAGGCACTTTGTATCACGGGCAAACCCGATATCAGCAGAGAACTGTTTTTCGGCATTAAGTATGCGAAGACCACAGATAACGTATCTTTGGCTGTCGCCGCAAAGACAGCAGACGGCAAGATATTTGTCGAGGCTATCGACTGCCGCCCTGTAAGAGAGGGGAACGGCTGGATAATCGCATATCTGCGCAATCCGCATATGCGTGAAACTGTCATTGACGGCGCAAACGGACAGTCTTTGCTTGCAGTGGATATGAAAAACGCAGGTATCAAGCGCAAACCTATCCTGCCGAAAGTCGCTGATGTGATCACTTCGTCAGCAGGCTTTGAGCGAGGGGTATTCGCACAGAATATTTGTCACGCAGATCAGCCGTCCCTTGAACAAGTCATCGCCAACTGTGAGCACAGAGCTATAAGCTCAGGCGGAGGTTTTGGCTATTCCTCAATTCTTGAAGGTGCCGACATATCACTGCTTGAAGCAGTAGTGCTTGCTCACTGGGCGTGTGCAAATTCATCAGAGAAGAAGAAAGTACAGAAAATAAGCTGGTAACAGTTTATTATAATATCACCTACACCGCAGGGTAAAGCGGGGAAAGGAAACACTATGGCAGAATTTGAAGCTATAACAACACAGGAAGCCTTTGACAATGCGATAAAGGCAAGGCTCGACCGCAACACGGATACAGTCAAGAAACAGTTTGAGGGTTACATTTCCCCTGACGATTTCAAGACAAAGACAGCCGACCTTAACGGCAAGATCACCGACCTTACAGGCAAGCTTGCGGAAAAGGATACAGCTATCGCAGACCTCACGGCTAAGAACAAGGCATACGAGACCAGCTCGGTAAAAATGAGAATTGCCCACGAAAACGGTATTCCTTATGAGCTTGCGAACAAGCTTTCAGGAGACACAGAAGAAGCTATCAAGAAGGACGCTGAAACATTTGCAAAGTTTATCGGCAAGAAGCAGACAGCCCCTCTTGGTCACACAGAACACAATCACGCAGACGGCAAGAATGCGGCATATAAGTCGCTGCTTGCAGGTCTTATAAAGTAAAGAAAGGAAGTAATATTTATGCCAGATATTCTCTCAAAGGAAAATAAGTTTGACCCTGTTCTTGTAACAGAACTTTTTGACAAGGTTAAGGGTAAGTCCTCATTGGCTGCTCTTTGCGACCAGACACCTATCGCATTCAACGGACAGAAAGAGTACATTTTCACAATGGATGATGAAGCAGATCTCGTGGGTGAAAACGGCAAAAAGACAAGGGGAAGCGTTGCACTTGCACCTGTGACTATCGTTCCTGTTAAGCTTGAGTACGGCTCACGAATTTCAGACGAATTTCTCTACGCTTCTGAGGAAGCTCAGATAGACATTCTGAGAAATTTCTCTGACAGCTTTGCAAAGAAAGTGGCAAGAGCCCTTGACATCATGGCTTTTCACGGCGTTAATCCAAGAGCCAAGACAGCTTCTACGCTTATAGGTACAAACCACTTTGACAACGGCGTAACTGTGATAAAGCAGGACAGCACGTCACCAAAGACTCCTGACGCTCTTATCGAGGAGGCTATCGCCGCAGTGCAGGACAACGAATATGATATCTCAGGTCTTACAATGGCGCCGTCATTCAGATCCGACCTTGCAAAAATGGTGGACACAAGCGGCAGAAAGATTTATCCTGACCTTGCTTGGGGCAATGCACCGACTTCTATGAACGGCATTCAGACAGTTACTAACAACACTGTTTCGTTCAATTCAAGCAAAGACCTTGCCATTGTGGGCGACTTTGCGAGAGCCTTTAAGTGGGGCTACTCAAAGGAAATTCCACTTTCAATCATTCCGTATGGTGATCCTGACAACAGCGGACAGGACCTCAAGGGCTACAATCAGGTATACATCAGAGCCGAAGCATATATCGGTTGGGGCATTCTCGACAAGTCCGCATTCGCTGTCATTCAGTCAGCTGCTAAGTAAGGGGGCGGCATAAATGGCGGCAGAGTACGCAACTATTGAAGATGTTATAAAGCTTGGCCGAAAGCTCACGGCTGAGGAGCAGGAAAAGGCGGCGGCTCTGCTGCCTGTCGCCTGTGCAAAGCTTTCAACTGCCTGCAAGAAGTATGGCAAAGATCTTGACATTATGATAGCTGATGAGCCTGACGTAGAGCTTGTGGCAAAAGATATCATAGTTCGTGCCACGCTGAGAGCTGTTGACGCTATAGCGGACAGCTCTCCTGCGACTTCGCAGGCTTCACAGTCGGCTATGGGCTATTCAGTATCAATGACATATCTCAACGCAGGACAGCAACTGTATTTTCTCAGAAATGAGCTGAAAGAACTGGGCGTTATGCGGCAGAGATACGGAGCTATGGAGGTATATGACGTATGAGACTAAGCATCAAGGGCATACCCGTTAAGCTTTCTGTAAAAACGCAGACAGGTATTGACGGCTTTAACAGACCTACATATGAGGTATTTCAGGAAGTTGTCGAAAACGTGCTTGTGGGCGAGCCGTCTGCAGAGGACGTTGTGAACGAGATCAACCTGTCAGGTAAACGCATAGCTTATGTGCTTGCGATACCAAAAGGTGACACGCACACATGGGAGAATACAGAAGTCGAGTTCTGGGGAATGACATTCAAAACTGTGGGTATCCCTACGCAGGGCATTGATGATAATATCCCTTTACAATGGAACAAGAAAGTAAAGGTGGAACGCTATGAGTAAAGTTAAGATAGAGCTTGACCACAACGCAGTTACGGCGTTTCTCTGCTCTGCACCTGTTGAAAACATGGTCAAGGGATATGCTGACAGAGCCGTTCAACGTCTTGGCACGGGGCATAAAGCGTATACTATCACATGGACAAGATACCCCAAAATGCGCCGTAAGGTCGCTATCGTCAAGGCTAAGACAAAGAAGGCTCAGCGTGCTAATCTTAGAAATAACACACTTTTGAAGGCGGTGCTTGGCAAGTGATAGAAAAGATCATCATTGACTGGCTGGGGGCAAAGCTTGACGTTTCAGTTTATCTTGAAGAACCTAAAAACCCGCCAAAAGAGTATGTGCTTATCGACAAACTAGGCTCGGCAGAGAATGATTTTATCACATCTGCCACCATAGCCGTTCAGAGCTACTCAGCGAGCCTATACGGGGCGGCAGAGCTTAACGCAAAAGTTAAAAAGGCTATGTCTGAAAGCGTGTCACAGGGCGATATATGCCGCTGCGCTTGCACGTCAGACTACAACTACACAGACACAGAAACGAAGAGATATCGCTATCAGGCGGTATTTGATATAACCTACTACGAGGAGTGATAATACTATGGCAAACAACAAAGATAACGTATCAACAGGCAAGCCAAAGGTAGGCGGAGCGGTTTTCACAGCAATCACGGGATCTACACTACCGACAGATGCAACAACAGCACTTGACGCAGCGTTCAAGAGTTTGGGCTACTGCTCAGAGGACGGAGTAACAAACAGTTCTGGCATTTCTACTGAGAATATAAAAGCGTGGGGTGGAGATATCGTTGACACACCGCAGACAGAAAAGACGGACACTTTCAAGGTCAAACTGATAGAATGTACCAATACAGATGTGCTGAAAACTGTCTACAGTGACAGCAATGTTTCGGGCGACCTTGAAACGGGTCTGACAATCAAGGTAAACAGCGCTGAACATGAAGATCAGGCGTTCGTATTTGATATGATACTGAAAAATAACGTACTGAAAAGAGTGGTCGTTCCGTTCGGCAAGGTGACGGAGATATCTGATATCACCTACAAAGACAATGAGCCTATCGGCTATGAGCTGACTATCACAGCCACACCTGATGAAAACGGCAACACACACTATGAATACATGAAGAAAGGGGAATAACCTATGCTGACAGGTAAGACAGAGAGTGGTTTTGAATTTGAAATAGAGGAGAAGACCCTTGACGACTATGAGTTTATCGAAGCTGTCGGTAAGTGTGAACAGGGCGACCCTCTCGCATATGTCAAGGTAGTTGACGCCGCCTTGGGAAACAAGAAAGAAAAAGCTTTTGCGAAGATAAGAGAAAAGTGCGGCTATGTATCGGCTAAAGAGATAACAAAGCTTATCGTGGAGATCTTCCAGACACCTAAGGCAAAAAACTCCTAGTCCTTGCCGCTGTCATGGAGCGCTATCCTGATGAGCTTGATTGCGATATGGCGCAGTATTATCACATATACGACTTTAAGTCGCTGCCTGCACGAAAGGTGGCGACTTTTCTGTGTGGTCTTGACAGTTCATCACGGGTCAAACGTAAGCTTAATGATGTTGGCGGTTCGTTTTCTGAAATACTGCTTGCACTGATATTTGACCGCCTGCAATGGATATGCTGGTCGCAGACAAAGGACGGACAAAGAGGTGTGAACAGGCCGCAGTCAATAGCTGAAAAGCTTATAGGTAAAAGCGAGAGCGACAGTGAGATAACAGCGTTCCAAAGCGGTGAGGATTACGAGAAAGCGAGAAGAAAAATCTTAGGAAAGGAGGGCTAACATGGCAGAAGAAAACGGCACACAGCTAGGTAAAGCATATGTGCAGATAGTTCCGTCTATGCAAGGGCTTGCAGCAGAGCTGAGAAGAGCGTTCGGGGATAGTATGCCCGATGGTCACAGGTTTGGATGCTCTCTTGGAGGCAAGGTCGTTTCAGGTTTTGGGAGCACTATCAAAAAGGGCTTTGCACTTGCCGCAAAAGCTGGCATAGCAACTATATCGGCAGCAAGCGCAGGCATAGGCGCTATAGTCAAAAGCTCTGCGAGCGCATATGCGGACTATGAGCAGAACATAGGCGGTATAGAAACGCTATTCAAGGACAACGCTGATACTATCGTAAAGTACGCCAGTGAGGCATACAAGACCGCAGGAATCTCCGCTAATGACTATATGCAGAACGTTACAAGCTTTTCTGCTTCACTTCTGCAAGGCTTGGGCGGTGATACTGCACAGGCTGCTGAGATAGCCAATGAAGCGATGGTGGATATGTCGGACAACGCCAACAAAATGGGTACTGACATATCATCTATTCAAAACGCATATCAGGGTTTTGCAAAGCAGAACTATACCATGCTCGATAACTTAAAACTGGGCTATGGCGGTACACAGGCGGAAATGGCAAGGCTCATCAACGATTCGGGTGTGCTTGGGGATTCGATAAAGGTCGATGAAAAGACCGTCAACAGCGTGTCTTTTGACAAAATGATAGAGGCTATTCACAAGGTACAGACTGACCTTGACATCACCGGCACAACTTCCAAAGAAGCGGCAACAACAGTTTCCGGTTCTCTTGGCTCTGTGAAAGCAGCGTGGGCAAACCTTATGGCAGGAATGGGTGACAAAAACGCTGACCTGAAAAATCTTATCAAAGAAATGGTAAGTACAGTAAAGACCTTTGCAAAGAATATTATGCCTGTCATAAAGCAGGCTCTTTCAGGGGTCACAACGCTCATAAGTGAGCTTGCACCTGACATAGCGGCCGAGCTTCCGCAGCTTGTGAGCGACCTGCTTCCACAGCTTATAGAAGCAGGAACACAGATATTTCAGGCTCTCGTAAAAGGCATTTCTGATAACATCGGCACGATAACGCAGGCGGCCATAACAGCCATTACAACTATCGCAACAGCTCTTATACAGAACACAGGTCCTCTTGTGCAGTCGTTGGCAACGATCATAACCACTATAGCACAGGCTTTGCCGACGATTTTACCAGACCTTATCAATGCTATTGTTGAACAGATACCCACAGTTATACAGGCTGTTATAGATTGTATGCCTGCAATAATTGACGGAACGATACAGATAGTGACTGCTATAGCTGAGGCTCTTGTTGATAATATAGATCTTATCATAGACGGCGCAGTGCAGATCATAGATGCGCTTACAATGTCACTTTCAGATAGTGATACGGCGGCAAAGCTTGCTCAATCGGCACTTGAAATAATCGGCACGCTTACAATGGAGCTTCTGAAAAATCTTCCTGATATCCTTGCCGACGGCATACTTATAGCGGTCGAACTCATCAAGGGTATTGCGCAAGGTATGGTGGACTATTTTGCACCTGTTTCAGACGCTTTGTCTGATATGCTTATCGACCTTACAGACTGGTTTTCACGCAAGTGGAACGATTTTAAGGAGTGGGGTTCAGATATGATACAGGCGTTTATAGACGGCATAAAAGAGAAGTGGCAGAGCCTTAAAGATACTGTATGTGATGTAGCTTCAAGCGTTAAGGACTTTCTTGGCTTTTCTGAACCTGACAAGGGTCCTCTTTCAAACTTCCACACTTTTGCACCTGATATGATGGACCTTTTTGCAAAGGGTATAGCAGACAACGAGGACACTATCACCATGCAGTTCAACAGGTCACTGCAGCCGCTTATGGATACGGATGTCATACCGCCAAGCTTTTCGGCACTTCCTGAAAAGAGCGTGAATAACGGCGGTAATGATACAATGAACAAGATCATCGCCCTCCTAGAAACCTACTTTCCACAGCTTGCGCAGCAAGGAAACATTTATCTTGACGGCGACAAGCTCACGTCAAAGGTGGACGGAAAACTAGGTGAGAGGGTCACAAGCAGTGAAAGGAGGCTTGCAAGTGTCTAATGAATACATAGAGTTTGGCGGCAAGAAGTCCACCGATTTCTATTTGGTTATCCAAAAGGACGGCGTTCAGATATCTCAGCCGGAGGAAAACAGGATAGAAGCCACCTTGCCATTTATGAACGGCTTTTATGATTTTTCCAAAATGGCGGGCGAGCGCACTTACAAACAGCGTGATATCACGATAAAATTCAGCCTTTCTGCAAAAGATGAAAACGAACTTTACCGCAGAAAATGTGATGTTGTCCGCTGGCTCAGCGGAGCAAAGGACGAGTTGAGGATAAGTTTTCTGACGGACTATCACTTTGTAGGAGCGACAGCGGTGTTTGATACCTCCGCATTTGAGTTCACTTCACGGCGCACCGCTGATCTGACAGTGAACTTCAAAACGTATCCTTTCCTACGTTCTGATGATTACTCAGACATCGGATTTGACGACTTCAACTTTGGAACCGACTGTCTGAACTTGACGAATATATCGCTGACGGCGGTCGAGCAGACACGATATGCCCCTCCTGCAACTTTGAAAGTCTACTCATATGCTGATAGACCCATACGCCCACGCCTTTCTTACAAACGCTCAGAGGACGATGCAAAGAGTGTGGGCTTCACCTATTTTGCACTCAATGACAAAGAGATAAGTGCAAGTGTATACCGCAATACGGAGAAAGAATTCGACCTTGACGAACTGATTTTACAGCCTGGTGTGAATACTTTGTCAGCTTATGGCTTCGGCACACTCACGCTCAAACTTTACGAGGAGGCACTCTGATGTTCATAGTAACGATAACAAACGGAGCTGAAAACACTATCATACACAGCGACGGCACAGACCGCATATCAGGCGGCAAGATAGCAAAGTCTATCAACGCTGTGGATAGTTTCAGCTTTACCATATATCCGAACAATGCAGGCTATGATTTCTTGAAACCGCTTACAACGGCTGTCAAGGTTTATGATGAAAACACTGGCAAGGACATTTTTATAGGCAGGGTCTTGAAGTGTCCTGACAGCATGGACGAGAGAGGTCTGATATGCCGTAAAGTCACCTGCGAGGGGCGTTTAGGTTGGCTATATGACAGTGTTCAGCCGTATGTTGAATACAAAATGGTAGGTATATCAACAGTACTTTCTTCGTTCCTCTCCAAACACAATGCACAGGTGGGTGCAGATAAGCGTATAGAGCTGGGACAGGTCACTGTTACGGCAAGCAACAACTACACATATACTGCAAATTGGGACAAGACAATGAACGTCATTGCCGACAAGCTTATAGGAAAATTCGGTGGTGAGATACAGCTTCGTGATAAAGACGGCAAGGTATATCTTGACTATTTGGAGAACATAGGACACGGCACAGATACCACCATAGAGCTTGCGGTCAACCTTAAAACCATATCACGGGAAGTCGATGAAACGGCGGTCATAACACGTCTTTACCCTCTCGGCGCAAAGCTTACAGACAGCGAAAAGCGGTTGACCATCGGCACTGTGAATGGTGGCAAGGATTACATAGAGGACAGCTCACTTATCGCAAAATACGGCGTTATAAGCGGTCCGCAGATATGGGATGACGTTACCCTTGCGAGCAATCTTCTTAGCAAGGGCAAGGAGTATCTTAAATCTGTTAATCGTGCGAAAGTGCAGTATCAAATAACAGCACTTGACCTCTCGAGAATAGACAAGCACATTGAGCAGTTTGAACTCGGCTGTTGGTACAGAGTAAAAAATAGCCTTATGGGCATAGACGAGGATTTGCGCATTGTGGGTATATCCATAGACCTTGACAATCCGCAGGCTTCACAGTTGACCTTCGGTGACCGATTTGAAACCCTTTCGGGCTTTATGACAGCAAAAACACAGAGCCTGCAATCGGCTATAGACAACTCTGAATTCAGAAATCGTCAGGTGATAGACAGCAAGATAGAGAATGCGACTAAACTTATCACAGGTGCAGAGGGCGGTCACGTTATTCTTGACCCGTCCGAGAAGCCTCAGCGTATCCTGATTATGGACACGGCTGATATTAATACTTGCAAGGCTTGTATCCAACTAAACAAAAACGGGTTAGGCTTTTGGAAGTCCTCAGACGGTGGGTCGGCTAAAACTGGACCATACACCAACGCATGGACCATTGATGGAAACCTTGTTGCAAGCTTTATCACGGCGCTGACCTTAACAGGTTTGAAGATAAACAACGGCTCAGGTACCTTTTCGGTATCTGAGGACGGAACAGTTGTTGCCAATAGACTGTCGTCAAAATCAGCAGATATAACAGGTGGAACGATAAATATAAAAACGTCTAGCGAAAAGACCAGTGTTATTCAGTTGTCACATAATGAATGGACACTGAAAATCAGTCCGTTGGAGATACGCATTGATAACAGTACCATAGGCGGACATGTTGTCTTGCAGGCAGGTGCTATGGACTGTTATTGGAATGATGAATTAAAGGTAAATATCGACAGTAATTCTGGTAATATCATAACGTATACCGATAACGGTAAGCAAGTTTTTGCTATGAACACAGCGGAACGAAGCTTTACGATTTGTGATGAAAACAATAAACCTACTGTGGTTTGCTTAGGCGGAACTGGTGAAATTTACTGCAAGAGCATCTCGACAGAAAATCACACACTGAATTAAAAAAGGGGGCAAATTTATGGCAAACATAGACCTTACATCTTTTATCGAAACTGTCCGAAACGCATTTTACGGCCGTGACGTTCGTCAGGCGCTGGTTGACGCACTGACGGCAACGGAGCAGGCAGTAAATGACCTAAACCAGAATAAAATAAAAAGCGGTACAATTGAATACACACTGGAAAAGGCAGCTTCAAGCGTGCAAATACCGCTGAATTTGGATTTTGTGCCGAAACAAATTTGCGTGTCACTGAGGGATATCGGCACGCCTAGCCCATTTCAGAACTACTGCACCCATGTGCAGGTATACAAGGGTGCATATTTCGCAGTGGTCTGCATGGGTCCTAGCAATGGCGCAACCACTGTCAACGTGCCTGCAGGAACGTACAGCATTGACTACATAGCAATCGTATAGGGGGTGCAGAAATGGTAATCAGACTAGACGAAAATTATAACGCAATGACATCAACAGCCCTTTTGGGCTATGTCGGCGAAACTAATGCTAGACCCGTGTCGGTTGAAGGGCTGACAGTAGACGGCGCAGACCGCTATGTATTGACGATAGACTACGGCGACGGCGTTCAGTATGAGGTCGATATCACAGGCGGACAGTGGACGCCAACCGCAGATATACTGCGTTCAGCGCAGACAGTCAGCTGCCAGATAGCAGCGAAGAAGCTGTCAGGTGATGAGTATATTTTAGTTAAAAAATCACGAATTTTTCGACTGCGAATAGGGGCGGCTATCGGTGATACTGCCGTGCCGTTACCAAGTGTGGCAGCTGACGCACTGGATAGGATATCGGCAATCGGTGAACAGGTCGAAGCTGACGTGGCAAGGGCTGAGAATGCAGCTAGCACGGCTATGCAGGCGGCTGAAAACGCTGAGAAATCAGCTACCACCGCAGGAGTATCAGCCGATACCGCAACGCAGGCGGCAAGCCGTGCTGAGACCGCACAGGCATCTGCTGAAACGTCCGCTACACAGGCAGACACTGCAAGGCAGGGTGCAGAAACCGCACGTCAGCAGGCGGTCACAGCGCAGAACGCCGCCAAGATATCCGCAGTACAAGCATCAACGGCAGCACAGCAAACCGAAGCTGACAAGACAATAACGGCAGGCTACGCAAAGACCGCCAAGACCTGTGCTGACAGCACTGCGGCAGACAGACAGGCGGTGCAGGATATGGCAACGAAGGTGACAGCCGACAAGGCTACAGTGGCAGACCATGCCGCTAAGGTCGCAGAGGATAGAACAGCCGCTGAAACCGCTGCGCAGACAGCACAGGCGGTGGCTGACAGTTTGCCTGATGATTATGTGACGGCTGTCGGGAAGATAGCCGAGAATACAGCTGAGATAGCTAACGTAAAGCTGACGGACAAGGAACTGCAACGTAGGGTAAATGCACTGTATTCCATCGGTCAGGGTATCACGCACCAGTTTGAAACTGACACAGATACGGCATATCAGAAAACAGTTCCTACAGGGGCAAAGCTGATGTCAGTGAAAAATATTGGTGGTAGGTCTATCGTATTTAATCAAATTTTTCAGCCAAGAAAAGAAGCAAACAATGGTGCTACCGTGACCGCTGATTCTGACGGAATGATTACCATTAATGGAACTACGACAGCATCATACATCAATTTTAGAGATGTCACGCCCGAGCAGAACAAGGTAGGAAAATATGCTTTCAAGCTGCTGATTCTGAACAATCCTGACAGCATAAGTATGAAATTCAGTTTTCTGAATCGAAGCCAATCAACCCCTGCAATTACCAGTGGTTCGTCAGCCGTGATTTATAATCAGACACAATCGGAAATTTCGCTAGGCAAGGCTACTGGAATAAGTGGTTTTGCGGTCGGTACAGTTTTCAATGACGTTAAAATTAAAATTCAGATTTTCGATTTAACCACCATGTTCGGTGCAGGAAACGAACCCAGCACAGTGGAAGAATTTGAGAAAATGTTCCCAGCCGATTATTATCCGTATAATGCAGGTGAGATTATTAGTGCTGGCACGGAAGAGATTGTGGAGCAGGGAAAGAATTTGTTTGACATTGAAAAATGTGTATCATTAGTGCCGTATTATGGTTTTGAGATTGATACAAACAAGACTCTAAAAATAGCTCTGAAAGACAAAAAAACGTGTCCAACAGGTGTATCGTTTGGAATTGTTTATATTTTTCATGACAATACGATGGCGAACTGGCTGATAACATCGAAGGGTGTTGTAGGAGCTATAACAGATTCTAGTACAATGGTTGGTGCAACACAAGTTATGGTGGCATGTTATCCAGGTAACAAAGAAACCATGCAATCAATAGCTGACGCATTTGATATAATGCTTGTGGATGGTATATACAAATCAGATACCATGCCAGCCTACGCCCCCTTCCACCGCAACGAGTATCCAATCCCCGAAACCATAAAGGCACTGTCTGGCTACGGCATTGAGGGGAATGTGACAGACTATGAGGCTAAGACCTATACACAGAACAACACTATTGACGGAACGGCAATCAAAGCGTTAGATACCCCAATCGTCACCGATATATCAACCCTGATACCAGATGACTTCCTGCGAAATATCGAGGTCGAAGCAGGCGGTTCAGTGATTTTCAAAAACAGCAACGATAATTACCATATACCAGTGCCATCAGAAGAAGAGTATATCGTGAAGCTGAGTGAAGTAGGAGGTACAACATGACGAAGTTAGAAAAATCTATGGTTGAGAGCATGGGGCTGACGGAAGATAATTTCAACAAACCAAAGGTCACCGAGATAGACAGGATAAAGGCAAATGTTGATTTTCTGGCTATGTTGAACGGTGTTGAGTTGGAGGTGAGCGGCGATGAGTAAAAACTACGCAAAGGTCAAGAGATACTATGACAGCAGTTTGTGGTCGGTTGCTATGGTGCACACCGCCGTCGGCAAGTGGATCACGGCTGAGGAGTATACAACAATCACGGGACAAACATACGAAAGCGAGGTAGTAAAGTGAAGTACATAATTATGCTGATGATCGTGATAGGTCTTGCGTTGGCTGATTTTGCTACAGGCTGGATAAAAGCCTATTGCAAGGGTGACGTCCGTTCATCGAAAATGCGCAAGGGCGGTCTGAACAAATTGGCCGAAATCGTCGTCATGGGCGTGGCTATCGGTTCGGAAATCGGTTTTGAACAGCTGGGGCACTACTATGGGCATAGCGAACTGGCAGGCATTGCAGGCACTATAACTGCACTAGCTGTTTTCGGATATATTTTCGCTATGGAAATTGTTTCTATACTGGAAAACTATGGGGAGATTAACCCACAAGCCAGTTGGATAAACAAAATAGTGGCAAAATTTGGCGTTTTCAAAGATAAAGGCAAGGAGGACTAATTATGGCAATGACATTCGACGAGTTCATAAAAAAGTACAAAGGCAAGGGCATCGATTTTGACAAAGCATATAACGTGCAGTGTTTTGACCTGGCAAACCAGTACAACAGAGATGTTATCGGCTGCGGTATGTTCACAGGTCTGTATGCTAGACAAATCTACGAAGATTTCGACAGGCAGGCGGTCAAGGGCTATTTCACAAAGATAAAAAACATACCGTCATTCGTGCCAAAAAAGGGTGACATCGTGGTATGGGGCGGTAGTCTGAACGGCGGTATCGGTCACGTTGCCATAGCCACAGGCGAAGGCAACAAAAGGTATTTTTACAGCTACGATCAGAACTGGTTGGGCAGAAATGACCCATGCACACGTGTCTATCACAACTATAACCATGTTCTTGGCGTTCTGAGACCGAAAAATCAGAGCGTTATCAATCCACCCACGCTGGAGACAAAAGGCTATAAAAAAGGTGCGAGCACAGACGGGTCATATGCCCTGAAACAGTTGCTGATACTTGACGGCACAAAGCTGGACGATAATGCCGTAATCGGCAAAGGCACTGTCAGTGCTATCAACGCAAGGCTGAAAGCATGGGGATACAGGCCGAACGGCATAGCTGGCAAGAAATTTATCAAGAAGCTTAGCGACGAGATTACAAAGAAGATAAAGTAGGTAGAATTTCAGCCGTCTCGGACTTTTTATGGGTCTGAGGCGGCTGATTTTGCGTACACGAATTATACACGATAAAGCTGAATTGTAAATATATGCTTGTGAAATGCGGAACAAATGAAACGGCTTAAATGACGTAAATGCGTGGTTTACAAGCAACTTTATAAAGCAATAAAAAGTGGTGTGAAGTGGTATATTTAATCTCTCCATCTCCGCCAAAATGCCACCGTATTTTTGATAGAATTACGGTGGACTTTTTCTATGCCCGAAAACCGCTTAAAATAAGGCTTTTCGGCTGTTTCAGCACATAAGCTAACCCCGCCACAGAGCATTTCTGCGGCGGGGTTTTGTGCTTTATATGGGTTTTGTGGCTTTTTTGTCGTTGCAATCGTTAAACAGCTGGGGTAATCGTTGATTTACTGAAGTATTCGTTAAACTACCGAGGTAATCGTTAAAAAGCCGAGTTCTGATAATACTCCTTATGAGAAAATCGGCGATGAAGTTCGGTCTCTGGCAGATTTAGCGCCTTTTGAGATACCTTCATCTTGGGAATGGTGCCGTGTAAGAGACCTTTTCTCGAATATGTCTGGGCTTGCATACAAAAAGGACGCTCTCGCCATAAAGGCAGACAAAATGGTGAGAGTACTGCGTGGCGGGAATATCGGTGAAGAGCAGTTCTATTTTAAGGGCGATGATGTTTTCGTTTCAAGCGAGCTTGTAAAGCCGGAACTGTATTTGAGAAAAAACTATATGATTACACCTGCAGTTAGTAGCCTGGATCACATCGGCAAAATCGCACTCATAGACAAAGATTATTCCGACACGGTTGTTGGCGGTTTTGTGCTTATGCTCATACCACACTTTAACGACGATGTCGTATCAGAATATCTGCTCTACGCTTTTGCTGCTAAACACCATCGTGATAACTGCCGAAACATTACGCACAAATCCGGCCAAGCGTTTTATAACCTCTCTCGTGAGCAGATGATGAACCTGCCAGTAAAGATTTGAAAAATGGACGGACATAAAAGACGTCCATTACACTATCGGAAAATCAGCAAGGAAGTTTCATAGTAACCTTTGCGCCGCCGGTTTCTTT